AAAGAGGGCACCGAGCTCGAGCTGCTCATGGCGCTGCGCGACCGCATCGCGACACAGATCGCCGACCCGAACTGCTCGAGCCGTGATCTCGCTGCGCTCTCGAAGCGCCTCGAGGAACTCCGCAAGAGCATCTCGGCGGAGCGCCTGCGTCTGAAGGAGGAGCTCGCCGATGCCGACGACGTCGAAGACGAAGCCCTCGAAGCGTCGTCTCTCTGAGGTTGCGAAGCACCTCGTGCTGCCATCCGGCATCACCTCGACCGGCTACCCGGCGGTCGCAGCACAGTGCAAGCGCATGGGCGTCGTCCACGACGACTGGCAGGCCAGCCTCGGCCAAGCGACGCTCGCGAAGCGCAAGACGGGCCTCTACGCCGCCGGCGTGACCGGCATCACCGTCTCGACGCCTCGCCAGCTCGGCAAGACGTTCACGTTCGGCACGATTATTTTCGCGCTGTGCATCCTCACGGCCGGCACGAAAGTGCTGTGGACGGCGCACCACTCGAAGACCACCGATGAGACGTTCGACTCGCTCGCGTCCATGGCTCGCCGACCGCAGATCGCGCCGTACATCGAGCAGGTTCGCCTCGGCAACGGCCAGCAGATGATCAAGTTCCGCAACGGCAGCCGCATCCTGTTTGGTGCCCGCGAGCATGGGTTCGGTCGCGGTATCCCAGGTGTGGCGATCGTCGTGTTCGACGAGGCACAGATTCTCTCACAGCGCGCCGTGAACGACATGGTGCCGGCCGCGAACACGGTCAAGAACCCGCTCATCATCTACATGGGCACGCCGCCGCAGCCCGAAGACCCAGCGGAGGTGTTCAAGGCACGGCGCAAGCGAGCGCTCTCTATTGCCCGTGAACGCGCCGACGACCCCTCGACGGTCTACAACGGCCTCTACGTCGAGATCGGCGCCGACTCGAACGCCGACCTCGACGATCGTGCGCAGTGGCGCAAGGCCAACCCCTCGTACCCCGGTCGCACGCCAGAAGAGTCGATTCTGCGCATGCGCGATCAACTCAACGACCCGGCCGCGTTCCGCAGAGACGGTCTCGGCATCTGGGACGAAGAAGGCACCGGCACCCGCCACATCAGCAAAGAGCGGTGGCAGGCAACGGCCGTCGACCACGTCGCCGCCGAGGGCGTTCGCTCGTTCGGCGTCGCGTTCTCACGCGACGGCATGCGCCAATCGGTCGCCGGCTCGCTCAAGCACGCGGCCGGTATCCACCTCGAGCTCATCGGCACGTACTCCGGGCCGATGGACGAGGGCGTGCGGCCGCTCGCGCGCTGGCTCGCCGAACGGTGGAAGAACACCGCGATGATCGCAATTTGCGGCAAAGCCGGCGCAGCTGCCCTCAAGCAAGCACTCATCGAAGAAGGCGTGCCCGAGCTGTTCATCCACGAGATGAACTCGATCGAATACTTCGCCTCGGGCCCACTGCTCGTCGAAGCGATCACCTCGGAAACGGCGACGCACCCCGTCGCCGACGACGATGACGAACTCGAACGATCCATCGCCATTACCGACCGCATGTTCCGCGGCAAGAACGGCTCCTGGGGCTGGTACTCCACCACTCCCGACGGTGACGAAACCCCCGTCGAAGCAATTTCGTTCGCCCACTGGGCTGCCAAAACAACGCGCCGCGTACCTGGCGCCAAGTCGAGATCACGACGATCCGCCAGTAGGAGGTAGCTGATGGCGCTCGCGAATGCCCTCACGGGCGACGAGCTCAAGACGTTCCGACGTCTCCTCCACACCATTGCCGAGAAGCGCCGCCGGAACCACCTGCGCACGCGCCTTTACGACGCGCACCAGAACGTCACGCAGCTCGGCATCTCCGTGCCACCGAACATGCGCGACTTCGCGACCGTGCTCGGCTGGCCGGCGAAGGCCGTCGACACCCCTGCACGCCGTATCCGCCCCGACGGGTTCAGCACCATCGGCAACGAGACCACGCTTCTCACCGAGGTGCAGGATGCACTATCCTCGCCGCGCGCCGCCGCCATCGAGAAGCTCGCGATCCAGTCGTCGCTCAAACACAGCTGTGCGTTCATCTTCACCTCGGAGGGCATTGACGACGCCGGCGAGAAGACGGCGCTGCTCACCGCAGCGTCGGCGCTCGACGCGTCCGCCATCCTTGACCCTCGCACCGGCGCCACGCGCGCTGCGCTCGAGCGCGTCGATGGCGGCTGGTGGCTCTACGTCCCCGGCAAAGCCATCCACGTCGAACGGCGCCGCAACGAGTTCATCGCGACCGAAGTCATCACGCGCGGCCACCAGCGCGTGACCTGCACTGTCTACTCGTGGGGCCGCACCCTCGATCGCCCGTTCGGCCGCTCGCGCGTGACCCGCCCGCTCATCGGACTCACTGACATCGGCGTCCGCGTCCTGCTGCGCCAGGAAGTCTCGGCGGAGTTCTATTCGTTCCCGCAGCGCTACGCCCTCGGCGCGCGCCAGCAGGACTTCACCGACGAGGCCGGCAAAGTGCTCACCGCGTGGGAGAGCATTATCGGCGGCTTCCTCGCACTGCCGGACGTGCCGATCGAGGAAGAGCAAGACACGAAGATGCGGCGCGCCGAACTCGGCCAGTTCCCGCAAATGTCGATGCAACCTCACAGCGATCACCTGAAGTCGGTTGCGACGCAGGTCGCGTCGGAGACGTCGCTCCCGCTGTCGTACCTCGGGGTCGTCCAGGACAACCCGCCATCGGCAGAAGCGATCCTCGCGGCCGAGGCCGACCTCGTCGAGATCGTCCGAGACGAGCTTGACTGGTATCGCGACTCGCGCGCGAACCTCGCCCGCGACGTCGCCGCCGTACTCCACGGCCAGTGGTCGACCTCGATGGCCAAGGACCTGCGGGGCATTCGCTCCGATTTCCGCGACCCGGCAACCCAGACGAAGGCCGCAGAAGCCGATTGGGCGATCAAGATCACCCAGGCGTTCCCGTGGCTCGCTGAGTCCGAAACCATGCTCCGCATGGTGTTCAGCGAGCAGCTCACGAAGCAGCTGCTCGCCGACCGGCGAAAGAAGAACGCCTCCGGCGTGCTGCAGCAGCTGCGCGCCAACATCGGCACCGAGCAGCCCGGAGCCGAGCCCTTCGCCGTCACTACCCCCCGCTGACGAGCTGAAGGCGAAGTTCGACGCTCTCGGCGTCGCCGTCCGTGCGGGCGTCGACCCCGCGGCCGCCGCTCGCCGCGTCGGACTCGAGGGCGTGAAGTTCACCGGCGCCGTTCCGGTGTCGCTGCGACTGCCCGAGACACAGGCCGGTGACCTCGAGGAGAAGTGATGACGAATCGCGACGACGTCGAGGGGCTCGGCTCCGCGCACGACCGCATCATCGACTGGGCTCGCCGCGATCTCTTCGCGCTCGTGTCGCGTCTCGACCTCACCAGCCCCGAGGTCGTGCGTGACGCGCTGCTCGAGATCGTGCCGGAGCTCGTCTCCGAGTATGGCGACCTCGCCGCGGTCGCCGCGTCCGAGTGGTACGCGAGCATCCGACCGGGCGCCGGCTACACCGCGGTGCTCGGTGATGTGTCCGACGAGCAAGCAGTTCGTGGGAGCGTCCGCGCGCTGGCCGGCGGGCTCTGGACAGACGCGCCACTCGACGCGGTCGAGCAGATCGCCGCGGCGATGAAGCGCCACGTGCTCTACTCCTCGCGCGACACTGTCGCCCGCAACGTGAACCGTGACCCGAATCGGCCACGATTCGCTCGCGTCCCTCGTGGCGCTGAGACGTGCGCCTGGTGCGACATGCTCGCGTCTCGCGGCTGGGTCTACCACACCCGTGAAACGGCCGGCGAGCAGGCGTTCAACGAGTTCCACGACTCGTGTGACTGCGCGATCGTGCCCGAGTGGGACGCCGATACGAGCCATATCGATGGCTATGACCCGGACGAACTCTACGACCGCTATCTGACGGCGCGGGCCGAGCTCGAGGCCGAAGGAGCTCCGGTGACCGACGCTGCCGTCGCTGCGCGTATGGAACTGCTGTTTCCGGACAACTACGCCCGTGCCGCATAGCGGCGGGGTTCTCAAGCTACCCGCCGGTTGGCGGGGTCGTTCACCCGAGCGTTTCGGGGTATCGCCGACGGGCGGAAAACGGAAAGGACAAGTCTCATGACCGACGAAAACGGCGGCGAATTCACTCCTCCTGCCTCGCAGGAAGCGCTCGACCAAATCATCAACGCAGCTGTCGCTCGAACGCACAAGCGGTACGAGGGATTCGACGACTACAAGGCCAAGGCCGAGCAGTTCGACCAGCTGCAGACAACCGATGGCGACGCACTCGAGCAGGCACGCGAAGAGGGTCGCGCCGAGGTGCGCAGCATCCTCGCGACCGAGCGCGTCAATGCCGCATTCGACAAGGCACTCGCTGGCCGAGCCCTCTCAGCGAACGCGCTGCTCAACTTCGACCGAGCCGCGTTCATGAAGGGCCCCGACGGCGCCGACGTCGACGCAATCACCGAGTGGGTAAACGCGAACTCGACCGAGATCAAGACGACGAGCGAAGTCGTCCCCGGCTCGGGCGACCGCACCCCGCCCCGCAACGGTGGCTCCGTCGACGAAGGCCGAGACCTGTACTCCAAGACCCGCAAGAAGTCTGCCTGACCAGGCAAAACCACTCTCAAAGGAGCATTCACATGCCTCGCATGACCACCGAAACGTACGGTGCCGGCGACATGACGTGGCTCGGTTCCGCGCACGGCCTCCGCAACGCGCGCACCGAAGTCCTCGACGTGTCGGCATTCACCGCCGCAACCCACTACCCCGACGGCTACATCAAGTCGGGCACCCCCGTCGCCATCGTCGACGGCCTCGTCGTCCCCTACGACGTCGACACCGACACCACCGACGGCGCAGGCGTCCTCGCCGGCTTCCTGCTCACCGACCAGCGCGTCGTTGGCAGCAACGACTTCGGCGTCCCCGTCCTCGACCACGGCCGCGTCAAGACCGCTGCCGTGCCGTACGCCAACTTC